CAAAAACTGAGCATGCTATTTATAAGGATGTTAAGTTTTATGACTTGTGTGGGGTTGAGTGTGACATAACTAGGGTGCCAGACACTGGTAAGACTTTTAAGTTGTACCACAGCCACCAGCCATTCACAACTACGGTGAATACTACACCTAGTGTTGCTAAGTACACTACACATAATACTATAGCTGCAGCATTAGGTAGACACGCGTGCTCAAACGTTGCCCCAGACAAGAAATTGGTTGGAAAGTGGCTTAAGTTTGCCAAAGCCGACATAACCTCACTTTATCACTCCAAAGTTGCTCCTCGCTTAGCTGATTTTCGGCTACCAATTGCAGATTATATTAACAGTGTCGATAGAAAGAAGCGCAAAATATACATTCGTGGTCTTGATGACTGGCATGTTAACAAGCATCTTTCTAAAACACTGGATGGAATGATGAAACCAGGTGAGTACGGCCTTGGCCCACGAAAAGCCAGACCTCTATTTAATCCTAGGCCTACCATGAAAGCCATTGGTGGGTATTGCAACGCGCTGCTCATTCAAGCAGCAAAATACATGTACCCTGAATTCGTTCAGGCTATGACTCCCACAGAAATCCGTCAGTCGGTTGAAAGTATGACTGGCAGCTTTGTTGACCCAGCTTTCATTAGTTGCGATTTTAGCAATTATGATGCTCATGCTCATGTTGACCTCTTGGAACTAGACGCCATGTTTATGAAAATTGTGCTTGGACCTTTATTGGCTATTAATGGTTTTGTTGATGGTGAAATCCACCACATATTACAAACCCTTAGTTCTACCAAAGTTCCAGCCACGTTTTATTATGTAGGGTCTAGTTTTTATGAAAGGAAGAAATGCATGACAGCAACGATAGTTGGTACAACTTATAGCGGCCATCCTACTAAGACCACTTTCGGTAATACTCTCAGATCAATGTACATGTTTAAATATATTAAGCACGCAGAGCATTTGACATATCAGCATCGTCATGCAGGTGATGATTCACTGTCCGTCGATACCTATGAGTCAGCTGCTAAGATTAGTGATTCTTTTAAGAAATATTTCTTGCCCGCGGAACCCAAAGTACATACGGTCTATGGCTTTGGCCAAGTCCTTAAGGAAATGGATGTGTCTCGCAATGGAAAATTCTTATCGAAACTAATTTTCACGGCTCCTTGTGGGTTGGCTATGATAAGGCCATTTAACAGATTTACGCTTCAGTCTAACATTTGTGACGGCAAAAATCTCTCTCCTAGTGATCACAAGCTAGCAGTCACAGCGGCCTTATCATATCAGACATATCGATTACCTGCTTATGAAGCATATGTTAAAAGCAGAGGTCTCACTATTAACACTAAGCCAGTTGAGACCCTTATGAGGCACAGAGATGAGTATGACGCCAGATCCGTCTTGCTTCATCACCCACCTCTGGATTTCATAACCACATCATTTAACTCATATTTGCTCCCAAGTTTTATACCCGAAAGTTATATATGTGGTACTGGCTCCTGTGTAAAAATAATGGAATCCATTACTTCTACACAAACACTGACTGGTTACCCCAGTCAACCCAGCGATCTCATTGCCGCTTCTAATAGTGATGAATTTACTGTCGTTGTAGGTAACACCTACAAAGACACTCTTCGAGAGGACGTTCTTCGTTTGAGGGAGATATCATTGGAAGCTACAATCTTATTAGAGTCAGCCAGCATGTCTCTAGTCGACGCTGCACATGAAAGCCGTCTTAATTACGACTTTTATGCTATGCGAAACGCACTGGAACAAGCAACTGGCTTTATTAATGACGTAGCTGACAATGTACTCTATCTAACTAGCTTCAATCATCCCAAATACCCACGCGACAGAGCCATGTATGATGATTGGAGTGACACGTCTTCTCTTACTGACGAGCGATATCAACAGCTGGAATCAGCTGCTGATGAATCTCGCCAGAAACGCATTGCCGCTTATCTGGAGCGAATGGCCACTAAACGAACTCAGCTTTTGAGTTCTAATCCCGTATGCACTCGGTTTGTTAAGCCAAGACTTGACGTTGATTCATCTGAATTTACCCCTATTAAGGGCGGTTGTAATTTTGAAGGCGAGGTTAAGGTCATCAAGCCTTTAACTTCTCTCTCATCTTCAATCGCTTTAGATAGCCCTATCTGTGGAGGTTATTCCTCCCCTGATAAGGATGCGAAGGATTGGATAGACGTTTTAGTCAACAGCAATAACAAATCCATTAGAGGAATTTGTGATGGTTTTGATCCTAGTGGCTTGGTAACGTTCTCCTGGAATGATACCTTGACCATCCCTGAAGGTTCATCGCAAATCGATTTTTTATGGACACCGCAAGTGCTTACAGGTCGGAATCAATATGCTGGGACTAGTGGTTCCACCAGCATCGTCATAGATGCTTATGTGCTAAATTTTTCAGCAGTCTACGGTAGTTCTAACGACATCCCTAATTTAGCATCGTTTCAAACAGGCAATGTAGTTTACCCAGCGCCTTTAGCCGGATATGGTAGTAATTTTACTAGTTATAGGCTAATCGCATCTGAGCTGTCCGCTATGCCCGTCGGGCCTAAGCTGACGCAGTCAGGTAACAGCCTAATTGGAGGGTTCACCGATTCCACCAATTATATGATGAACCAACCCCCTATTAGTGCCTTACCCACTGCTAGGTTTAGAGCGAACATTGCCAATGACACGGCATGGCGTTTGTGCTGGTTCCCTACAGATGTCAAGGATACTCCATTTAGGGATACTGACCCCATGTATGCGGTTAATGTTGATTCTGCTTCTATGATAATGAATGACCCATACACTGAAGGCCTGTATTACTATGGTCGTATCACTGGCTCCGCCGGTACCGCATTTAACATCAACCTCACTTTTAGGATAGAGTATATACCTACGATAGGTATTCTACCTTTTGTTGATGTGAAGCCACCCGTGCTTGATCCGTCTTGTCTAGCCAAAATTAATATAACCTTGTTGAACGACAAACAACTGGAAAAGAAGATGATAGGCCCTATGCCTAAAAATGCTGCTTATTCCGGTTTCAATGTCGGTTCAGCAGGTGGTATGGGTTCCGCCGGTATGGGAAAAGGCCTTGGACAGCATGAATCCAAGACCCGTACTGCGCAACATAAAGCCCATAATTCACAGAAACAAACTCACCATCAGGACAAGACCATCGCGCATATCGACCAGTTGTACCAACAAGGTAAAATCAATAACGCCACTCGTAGCAATTTGATATCTATGTATACATCTGGTCAGCCTCAGCAGGTTGATAAGGCTCGTGCTATTATCAAGATGCTGAACAAACCAAAGCCCAAATCAAACGGAATGACGCCTGTTGTAATCGTTGAAGATGTTATCGAATCTGGCGGCGCTGTTCTGGTTGAGAATAAGCCAGGGCATAAGACTAAGGGTAAGTCTTCTGCTCAGCACAAGAAGTCATAAGACTTCACTATTGCCCCATTTTGACATTTTCTGGCGTGTCAAGATGAAAACCTTAGCCAGAGATTGCCGGCCCGACGGCATATAAATAGGGCGTCATGCATCCTTTCTCCACTTATGTGAAT